TGTGCCCGTGGCGCGGGTGTTTCATGTAGATCAGGGGCACAGGTCGCCTCCAGGTTGCTGACGCAGATACATGTGGAAGTTGCCCGGGTACGACTTGTCCGCGCTGTGGTGGTCAAGCTGCAGGTCTGGCACCAACCAGGCGTCCTCGCCCATTTCCTCCCAGCGCCGGCAGAAGGCGTAGTCCTCGCCCCACCACAGGCCCTTGTGCGCGCCGTGGTTGAACAGATCCACGCTCATACGGTACTTCTCGCCGTAGCACAGATCGGGGTAGGAGGTCATAAAACGGTCTACAGCGGCCGCAGTGACCTTCAGGAACCCTGCGGGCAGCAGTCGCGCTTTGATCGCGCCATCGGCCCGTACAACGGGCGTGCCGGCAGGCGTGCTGTGAATGGTGCCCATATAGGACACCTCGTCAGCCTTGAACCGATAGGTGCCGCCGACGACATCGCCCTCAGTGTTGATGAGGGTGAGCAGATCGGCCGGACGCCAAGACAGGTCGTGGTCGATGAACACGATCACGTCTGCCTTGGCGTCCAGCGCTTTGCGCAGCATAGTTGCCCGTGCCGCGCTGATGTACGGGTTGCCCACCTCGTTGACCATACCCTCGTCCCAGCCAGCGGCTTTGATAAGGGGGATGGACGCCTCCAGACTGTCCAGGCACTGCTGGTACGGGCGCTTGATGGTCGGAACGCAGAAGACAACCTTGGGCATGGGTCAGTGCCGGCTTACGCCGCGCCCTTCCACAGGCCCAGCCCGGTCAGCGTTGCGCTGACTTCGGCGGCCCAGGCAGCGAGGTTGGACGCCACGCTGATGTAGGACGACGCCGACACGACGGACGCGGCTTGGATGGCCGCAGCGCGCTGGGTAGCCGGCGTAGTGCCGTAGAACCCCAGCGTACCCGTGGACGAGTTCTGGACGCGGACGGGCTGGCCGGCGCGACCGACCAGCAGGGTTTCGGCGGTGTTGCCGTCGCCGATCTGTTCGCCGTCGCCGATCTTCGGAGCTTCGAAAGTTTGAGCAGACATGACTTTCCTCTCTGCCGCTTACGCGGCACCTTTCCACAGGCCGAGCGCGGCCAGGGTTGCCGCCACTTCAGCGTTGAAGGCGGCTTGGTTGGAGACAACGCTGGCCCACGAAGTGGCCGAAACCAGCGACGCCGCTTGCACGGCCGCAGCGCGTTGAGTGATGGGCGTAGTGCCGTAGAACGCGATCTTGCCGCCTGCGCTGGGGGCGGCCCCCAGCGTGCAATCGTCAAGATCTTGGTCCGTGAACGCTACACCAATGGGCTTGGTGAAGGACATGGTGGATCACCCCCAGAGACGGACAGCCATCTGCGGCCGGATCACGCTGTAGCCGTACAGCACATCGATACGACACGGCATGCGGTCGTTGTTGATGTCGTACTGGCGCACGATCCGCATGCTGATCCCGTTGTGGACCTTGCGCGAGGCCATGTCCACGCCGTTGGGCAGCAGCAGGTCCGCCGTGGCGAACGTGATGGCGTCCTTGTGGTAGATCAGGTTCTGCGGGTACTGCGTGGAGGCAGAGCCGAGGAACGTGACCGTCTTGCCGGACACCGGGAACGAGTCCACCGTTGCGAGCGCTTGACCCGAGGTGTAGATCGCCGGGCTCACGCTGACGGTGTACGCGCCAGCCACCGCGGTGGCATCCGCCGTCGCCACGAACTGCTGCAGAGCGCCAGTGGACTCGCGGGTCTGCGGGTTCACGGCGTAGCAGTCAGCGATGGTGAAGACGTCGCCCTTCTTGATGGTCTGCGTGCCGGTGCCGGTGATGGCAATCGTCGTGGCCCCTTGGGTCGAGACGGTCGTCGTCACGGTGTGGGCGCCGGTGCGCGTGCCCGTGGTGTGCTGCTTGATGGACTGCGACATGTTGATCTCGTCGTAGCCCAGCACACCCTCGCCCATCATGCCGTTCTTGAACTGGCGGGAGATGGTCGAGGTCGGGTTGAACAGGCCCTTCATGCCTTCCACCAGGCCGGCGTTGGCGGCGGGGTTCACCGTCGCGTAGCGCGGCGACATCAGCGCGGCTGCCTCGTTGAGCTTCTGCTGGCCCTGCAGCAGCACCAGGCTGGTAGCAGGCGTCGTGCCGGGGGTGCCGACCGACTGGAAGATGCTCTGGAACGAGTTGGCGACGTCGGCGTCGATGCTGGCCGCAAGCTGCGACACGCGCGGCTTGAGGATGCGGTCAGCGAAGTCGTCCAGCGACAGGGCCATCTCGGCGGAGGTGAAGTTCACGCCGATGTGCTTCTGCGAGGCGACGGTCAGCGTGGTGTACTGCTCGTTGACCTCTTGGACGCCCAGCGCGGCGCCGTTGGTGACCAGCGCACGATCCGGCAGGCGGATGCGCAGCGTGTCGCCGATCTTGGCGCCTTCGACGGCGAACGAGCTGTCGTATTGGCGGTTGATGTTGCGGGTGATGACCAGGTTGTTCTCGAGGATTTCGAGGGCTTTCAACGTGATCATGTCGATGGTCAAAAGACTTTGAGCCATGACGATTTCCTTTCTTCAGTTCAGCGGTTTCGGGCTTCCCACTGCCTCATCTGGCGCTGCCTTTCGGCGGCAATCCATTCACTCGGCGACATCTGCTTTGCGGAACGCGGGTCCGTCGTGTCGAGCGACGTTGCCGTGGACCGCGCCGTCACCGGAGAGATCGGCTGTGGTGCTGCGGTGGATTTCTTGACCGGCGGGGACGAGGCGAGCTTCGACTCGATCTTGCCGATTTCCTTGGCCTGCAGAATCGCGGGCAAGCGGGCGATACGCTCAGCTTCCCTGGGGTTGGAACCCAAGTAGTAGGCCACATCCGGGCCTGCGTCGGACGCCTGAATGGTCTGCGCCATGATGGGCGTGATGGGCAGTCTGGGGTTGTACACGACGTCTTCGTAGTCGTCGTAACGATCCCGGGCAGCGTCTTCACGCTCACTGTGCGAGGCCAGTACCTGCGCCTGCTGCTGCTGGACTTCACGCTGCTGCACCAGTTCTGCCGCCCGCTTTTCCGCCAGCGCTTGCGCGTAGGCTTCGACGGACTCAAACTGATCAGCAGGCGGGACTTCCCTTGCCGCAGGTGCCGGCGGCGTTGCCGGTTGCTGAATCTTTCGTTCCCACTTGCGCTGCTCTTTCGCAAGCCGTTTTGCGATCAGCGCATCAACTTCCTCTTGCGAGAAAGACTTGGCCGGCTGTTCTTGCGCAGCAGATTCCGACGCCGCCGTCGCGTCGGGTGCCGTCACGGAAGTATCAGCCGGTGCAGGCTGAGCGTCCGTTACGAGAGGTTGAGTATCGTCCATGTGATTCCGAAGAATCCCCGGTCAGCCTGGCCGGTAAGGTTTCGGCGCGACTATACCACTTTGTCAGTCGCGTGCAATTCGGTTGTGGGCTCCGGCACAGGCGGCCTGACGAGTTGCAGGCCCATTCGGGCCATCGCCGCCCACGGATTTTCGGCAGTGACATCGGCGCTGGCGTACATAACTTCGATGGCTTCCAGCGTGACCTCTAGGCCGGCTTGGATGCACAGTTCGTGGGTCTTTACCGGCTTGCCCGGGTCGTGGCTGACCTCGACCCACTGGCCGTCAGGATCCTGCGCCCACACGGTGAAGGGCACCAGTGCCGCAAAGCCCTCGCTCACGCCGCCAGAGCTGATGTAGTGCGTTGCCGGCTCGTCGCCCGTGGGTGATAGGCCGATTTCAAACATGCCCTCGTAGGGCAGACCGCCGAGAGTTGAGCACACTAGGCGGGCCAGCGGGGCTTCTTCGGCTGTGACGATCATGTTTCTGTAGACGTCCATCAGAAGGCTCCAGTTTTTCCGTTGACCCAGCTTTCCGTCGCCTCAATCTGACTTTGCGTGGACTGTGCGCCACGGACGATGAGGCTTGTCAGCCAGCCGTTGAGGTAGTTACTTGTATTGTTGCGTGCGCCGATGTAGAACGGGTAGTTGCCGAAGTTGCCGGTGCTTATCGCGGAAGCATCATTTGCACCAACAACATTAGCGCCGTCAATCCTTGCGGCAATAGCAGCAGAAGAATTTGCAGCGGCAGTAGTAAGCTGCGCCGCAAGCACTTGCGTGATTGGCGCTGTATACGTGCCGTAATTTCGTGCGTTGTTAGCTGTTCCGCGAACGCCCCATTGTTGATTGGTACTTACGGCTTGCAAAACAAACGCGCCGTTGTTTGCGCTCCAAGAGGCGCTTTGTTCAACAATTGTTTGCTGTACGGCGTCTGCTTGCTTCCTAACCCCCGCCCAAACCGTCATCTTGTCGGTAGCGGTGAAGTCAATGCTGCCCGTAGACATCGACCACGACAGCCCATTGAACTCCAGATACGGCAGGAACCCTGCAGTGTCATACGTCGCCGCGTCCACCACGCGCTGGTAGGTGGGACCGATCAGGCCCGTGGCTTGGCTGGCAGAGCGGAGGTCTGCGCCCCAGGCATAAATCGAGTCGCCAGTGGTGGCCGTGTCAGAGTTGTCTGTTGAGGACAACATGATGTCCAGCTCGTTAAACCCAATTGATGCGCCAATTGTCCGAGTAATTGAACACTTGTACCAGCCATTGCCGGCAGATGTAATTGCCGCTGTACAACCGGCTTGAACTGTTCCCAACGTTCCGGTATTTATGTTAAACCATGCGGCAGTACCAGAACCTGTGTCCCAAAATCGCAGGGCGACCCAGTCGCTTGTGTTTTTCTTAAAATTTACTTCGTATTTGAAAGAGGTGTTTGCAACAAAACCAACCCCAGTTCTGCGAGCGGTTCTAAATGTACCTGTTGTTGTTGCCGTTAATGTGTCGGCAGTCAGCGTGCCATCGGGTGCAGTCGTTGAATTTGCGGCTATTGTTAGGTTTGGCTTGCTCCACGCCCCATTATCAAACTGCTCCGTATAAGTCAGCAGGTTGTACCTCGCCGCCAGCTTCGGGCGTTTTGTGCCGGTGGAGGTGGCGTGGTTGCCGGGGAGTTCGCGGA